CGAGGAATATGCCAAGCTACACGGCCTCGGTTCGACTGCCAAGATGCACACGGAGAATTTTGACATTGTTGTTGGTCACTCGACATCTGGAGCTTTTCAGCAGTGCTCCTGGGTGAATGGCATCTCCACCACCAAGGGTGGGACCCATGTCGACAAGGTGGTCAAGGTGATTATGGAGGAGCTTCAGAAGGACAAGCGCGTCACGGTCAAGCCCGCACAAATCAAGGCGAGTCTTTTTGTGTTTGTGCGGGCGGTGGTTGTCAACCCTACGTTCAGCAGTCAGACCAAGGCGGAGTGCACGTCAAAAATTACCGAGGCCATTGAGCCGAAACCAAAATTCATCAAGGACATCCTGGCCACTGGAGTTCTCGACGACCTTGTGGCTCTCGGTGCTGCCAAAATCGACAAAGAGCTCAAGAAGACAGATGGGTCCAAAAAGTCGCGAATTACGGGCGTTCCGAAGCTGGATGACGCTAACTGGGCTGGCACTCATCGCAGCACCGAGTGCACTCTTATTATTACCGAGGGTGACTCGGCTAAAGCCCTTGCTATTGCTGGGTTGAGCGTTGTGGGGCGTGACAAGTTTGGTGTGTTTCCACTCAGGGGTAAACCGCGAAATGTTCGGGATGCCACGATAAAACAGGTGACGGAGAATGAAGAATTTTCTAACCTCAAAAAGATCCTCGGGCTCCAACATGGCAAGGTCTATAATTCACTGAGAGATTTACGGTACGGGCGCCTGATGATTATGACTGATGCGGACCTGGACGGCTCCCACATCAAGGGCCTTGTGTTGAACATGATTCACGTGTACTGGCCTCAACTCATCGGACTTGGATTTGTGGTCAGCATGGTGACACCTGTCATCAAGGCGGGCAAGACGTGGTTTTTCACGGAGGAAGCTTTCAGGGACGCGTCAACAAGTGGCCCGGTGAAGTACTACAAGGGTCTCGGCACATCAACGTCAGCAGAGGCCAAGGAGTACTTCAAACAGATTGACAAGCTGACAGTTGGATTTAGCACCGACCCCCATCTCACCGAATCGATGACTTTGGCATTTAGCAAGTCGCAGGCTGACGATCGCAAAGAGTGGCTTGCAAAGCACATGGCGTCTCCCCCAAAGGGTATTTCGTACGGTTCAGTCAAGACGTTGACCGTGACTGATTTCATCCACCGTGACTTGGCCAATTTTAGCGCCGAGGACATTAAGCGGTCGATTCCTCACGTGGCGGATGGTCTCAAGCCGAGTCAGCGCAAGGTGATTTACGCCTGTCTCAAGAAGAACCTGACGTCAGACATGAAGGTGGCTCAGTTGGCCGGGTATGTGGCGGAGCAGACGGCGTATCACCACGGCGAGGCGAGCCTCCAAGGTACGATTGTCAACTTGGCTCAAAACTTTGTGGGTGCCAACAACCTCAATTTGCTCGAGCCGAGTGGACAATTCGGAACACGCCTGGCGGGAGGCAAGGATGCTGCAAGCTCTCGTTACATCTTCACACGTCTAGCACCGTGGACCAAGAACATTTTTGATCCGAACGACAGCGCCGTTCTCAAGTATGTGATTGATGACGGTCAACAGGTGGAGCCTGAGTTTTACGTTCCAGTTGTGCCGATGATTCTGATGAATGGTGCAGAGGGCATCGGGACCGGCTTCAGCTGCTACGTTCCTCCTTTCAATCCGGAGGCGATCAAGCAGAATATTCTATGCGCACTCGACCAGGTGCCCATGGTACCAATGAAGCCATACTTCAAGGGGTTCAGGGGGAAGATGACCAAGACGAAGGATCACACGTGGGTCATGGAGGGTGTCGTCGAGAAGGAGGGGACGCAGATTCACGTGACTGAACTCCCTCCGGGTAAGTGGATTCAGGACTTCAAAGAGCACCTGGAGGATCTTGTCGAGAAGAACGTGATTCAAAAGTACGAGAATCACTCGACGGAGACACAGCCAGACTTTCGAATCTGGGGGTTTGCGGGTGAGGATCCGGTCAAGGAGCTGGGCCTGGTCAAGACGATTCACACGAGCAACATGTACCTGATTGGCCCGAAGGGTGCCGTCAAAAAGTACGCAAGCCCCGAAGAGATTCTTTGCGACTACATCGAACTTCGTACAGACCTGTACAAGAAACGCAAGGCGCATCTCGTCCGTGAACTCGAGTCGGAGATTCAGTGGATAAGCACCAAGCTTGAGTTTATCAAGGGTGTCATCCACGGATCAATCAAGGTGTTGAACGAGCCGCTTGACAGTGTCAAGGCACAGATGCGAAAGCGCAAGTTTGAAGAAGAGCATGTACCCAAGCTGCTAGATATCAAGACGTACAACTACACACAAGAGGAGGTTGTAAAGCTTGAGACTCTGTGTGCGAAGCGACAGTCTGATCTACATGTACTCAAGAGCACAAGTGTGGTGCAGATGTGGAAAAATAACCTGAGCCAGTTGTAGATGTCAGAATTCTTTACTGACTTGAATCCTGTAACACGATTTCAAAAGCTCAAAGAAATTCAGCAAGCGATCCAGTCTCGAGTCGTCCCAGCTTTTCAAAAGACTCTCAATCTCGAACGCAAAATTCAGGCACGTGTTCTCGGCACAGTCATCCCAGCATTCACACCGCCACCAGAAGCCCCGGCAGGACCGGAGGAGGCTCCCGTTATTCTACAGCCAGTTCAGTTGAGTGGTTTATACACTGCAACGTCACAGAATGTGATTACGTTCTATGTCATGACGAGCTGGCCAACTCTCCCGTCACGTAAACCGGCCCCGTTGACTTCTGGCTGGAGAGCAGTGGGTATTACAAATCTCGTGGGAAACATCATCCTCACAAAAGCGACCAACACGCCCGGTGTTGTAGAGATTGGACCCGGAACGTCAGAGTCGTACTTGTGGTCATTCGAGTGTCAGACTGATACGGAACAGAACATTCAAAATTATCAGGGAGTGATTGGAGCCGTGTTGTACCCCCCAGATGCTGGCTCTCTCGTTACAAACTCAATTACCGGTATTCTTGACGGTTTTTACTATGTGACACAGGGACGCCTCGTGTACTACATTCGAGGAAGTGTGCCGAAAATGTTTGGTCCCCGGTGGACAGTCGACGGGATCACAGGGCTCAAGAGCAGTAACGTATTCACGAACAACTTTGTGACGACACCCGGCACGGTCAAGGATTCGTACACATATGACTCGTACGTCACATTGACGAGCGATCAGGTTGAGGATAACACGATGGAGCCTGTGTTTGGAACGGTGACGGTTCAACAACCCCCAGATGAAGCTCGTGTAATTGGTGCAAATGTGATGTACAAGTCTGACTACTCTTCGAATCTGTCCGTCATCATTAATTCAAACATCAAAACAACGGGGGGAGCTCCTCTTCGTGAACTGGGTCAAAATGTCAAGGGACATCAGCCAATCTTCCAAGACACGTACAAGGATCTTGAAAAGGAGGGGTACAACGCAGGGACAACATATTCCTTGTACGCAGTCGGTCCACAGGAGAAATACACAACTGGAAAAGATGACACCATTTGGAACACCGACTATCCACAACACACCAACTTCGTGTGTTACCAGCGGTACGTGCCTATCCAAGGATCTACATTTCTCGGTGAGACAATCACCGTTGAGCTCAAGCCAAAGGAGCTCGGAGACCTCATGTGCAACATGTACTTTACGTGCCAACTTCCAGTCTTGACCAATTCGTCAAACATCTACGTCAATCAGGTGGGGCGAGCGCTCATTGCACAGTGTGATTTCATGATTAATGACACGATTGTCGAGACAGTCTATGACGATTGGTTCTTCATCAAGGACCAGGTGTTCCTCGACTCTGATGAGCAGACGGCGATGTTTTCAGCCGTCAACGGTGGATCTACAACGTCACTGAGTCCTACGACGAGCAATGTCACCGTCTGTGTCCCGCTCGAGTACTTTTTCTGTCGCCGACATTCCTACCTGTCAAAAGGACGTGAACGCCTTCGGAGACCATACTTTCCATTGTGCGCCTTGTACAATCAACGAATGTACATTCGAATTAAGTTTAATCCATGGCCGTGGATTTCAAACGATTGGAACCCATCCGCCGCAAAACCAGCCACAACCTACAAAGAAATTATCAACCCTGCACTCATTCTCGAAGAGATTAAGCTGAATGAGGAGGAGAAACTTTACTACAAGACGAAAAAACTTCGCTACGTGATCAATCGTCTCAAGAAGGAGAGTGTCCTGTCGTTCAGCAGCTCCACTACACAATTGCAGCTCACAGCCAGCTTTCCGGTGCAAATGCTCGTGTGGTTCATCCGAAACAAAAAGTACGAGACGGTGACATCGAGCCTGTACACTGACGTGCGGTACGAGTACGGGTTTACGACCAAGTACATTCAGACTGCAGTGACACTGCCATTCACGTCAGGGACGGCATATTTCGTAGACCCTATTGACACGGCAAAGGTTGTGCTTAACAACATGGACATTACAAGTACATTTCAGGGGTCCCTCTACTACGCATTCAAGCAGCCCATCGAGCACAACTTGTCAGTGCCCGCAAAGAACATCTACATGTATTCCTTCGGGCTCAATCCGAAAGAGTACAATGCGGGAGGGTACATCAATTTTTCTAAATTAGATTCGCAAACGACGACGCTCAAAATCGTTTTTGTTCAGCAATACGCCACACAGGTTAACCAGGGATACAATCTATACTTGTTCTACTACGGGTACACTATTCTCGAGTTCGAGAATGGATCCGCTCGTCTTCCGTTCATGTAAGTCACGAAGCTTGTTGCTGATGAGATATGCGATGATGCCATTCGTGATGCACCACCGAATAAAATTAAGTTGAGCCACCGTAGTGGTGAGACCCTGGAACTCGATGCGCTCGGTCCGACAAAATGGATCGAAAAGCTTCTTCGAGTATCCGTCAAGCGACGACTTGTAAGCCACATGGACTGTGAAAATCTTTCCATTTGGCCCCGTGTACGTCACGTGACGTGTCTTGGCGTAGTTTGTCACAAACCACTCCAAATTGCGAAGGGATATACCCTTGCTGTGCGAGAGAACATCATGTAGTTGTTCGGCGTTTTGTTGATCGCTGAAAAAACGGGTGAGACTCTCGAGAAGTAAGCTGGACTTGTTCATTGTATTATTAAACTTCTAAATGTTTAAGCGGCTTACGGGCGCAGAACCCCACGTGACCGGTTGAGGAACTTGATTTGGAACAGTATGCGCCTTGACGACAGGAACCTGCTTCTGATGAAAGAGACAGTAGCCATTGTGCTGCGGCTCTTTGAGACATCGCTTCTTGCTCTTGAGTAGTCCTTGACAAAACCGCACTTCGATATCTGCAGTATCCTGCACAAGGCGCGAAAGTGGAATGTCGTACAATTTTGAGATGACTTCGAGAGATTTGCCGACCCGAAGAGCAACCCTGCGATTCACCTCCTCCTCAATCAGTTCTGTAATCTGACGTTCCATTTTTACTTGTCACACCAAGTGGCGACTTCTCTATTTAGGAGTGAAAAACTGCGTGATGGTCCGAACCTTGGGCTGGAATATGAGCTTCTCCGTGTCCCTGCCCAAGAGAGGCTCCAAGAGATCACACACCGGCTTCTTGAGCTGATTCGTGAAATAGTACTGGTAGTCAATCTTAATCTTCTTCTCGATAACCCATTCAGGATCTTCCGCCTTTTCAAACATTTTGGCATTCTTCGGACCCTCGACAATCACAAACTGGACACGGTCCCCCTGTTGAGGCTCGGACCCCGGCGAGCGCTTGCGAATCTTGTCCCGAACCTCCACATGCGGCATCTTCACTTTGTAGTTTGCAGCCAACTGCTTACTCATCAAAAGCTTCTCCATCGGCACCATACCACTCGTAAGAAGCTTGGTCGCTTGCTTTGCGAATTCAACCGGTGGGCGTGGATCGTCACTCTCCAAAATCATTTCCAAGAGCTTCTTGAGCGTCTCGCGCACGTACGGACAGCTGTCGCGCCGAACCACCTGGAGCCCCTTGACGTCAATCTTCTTGAAGATGACATTTTCCCCCTTTTTCTCGTACATCTTGGCTGCGTACCGCTTCTTCGAGTACAGAAAGTACGGACAATACACCTTTTCCAGCTCAAGGTCATTGGGCGCCTTGAACAGTTTGGTGCACTGCTCAGCAGCCAATTCGCCCTGTTGCCACGAGTAATCAATCGCCTCTTGGCCTTTACGCCCCTGTACGTCAAACTCAACCATCACAGAGTCAGTGTCACCGTACCTGACATGAGCACCTGGAAAGTTAGCCTCGACGTAATTCTTCGTCTCCTCAATCATCTGGCGTCCCCGCATGGTGACCGTGCTCGCAATCGCCACAAGAGGAAGCATACCCTTCGACGCGCCGGTAAACCCGTAGATTGAGTTCATCGAAATCTTGTACGCAAGCTGTTGGCCGTTGTACACCGCCTCCATCGGCGTTCCCTCCGCTGCAGCCATGAGCTTCTTTGCCTTTTTGCGAAACGCCTTGAGATCGGACAAGATGATCGGCAAAAGACTTGGCACATTCTGTGCAAACCGAAACTGACCAAACTGCTCGTACTCAACCCCCTCCAAATTGTCAAACTGTGGATCCATCACCATTGACGAATAGCAAAGGTTGTGAGCGCACATGATGCTCGGGTACAGGCTCGCGAAATCGAGTGCAGTGATTGGGCCATAGTATGCACCGGTTTGTGCGTCCAACACAGTCGCACCTTGATACCCGTCATCAGACCCCGGCAAACCCGTCTTTTTGAAGACGGGGATGATAAATCCAAGCTGCCGGGCTTTGTAAGCCATCTGGCTAAACACCTTGATCTGCTGCCCACGTTCGCTCAGAAACGAAAGAGGCACCCAACACGCCTTGGCCATCTCAATCTGGTTCTGAAGCTGACACAACTTGTCGAGGAGTTTGTGGGGTAGGACCGTATCCTGAATACAATACTCCGCAACCTCCCCGAGACGCTTCGGGTCTCCCTCTGCAAATCGACTAAAAATCTCCTTGACCGGCATGTCGTTCTTTTGATCGTTCAGAAAGTGCTTCGAGACGTTGTTCAGAGAGTAGCTCTCGAGTTTGTGCTCACGCTTGACATCCTGGAAAAAATCAAAAACGTACCTGCCACGCATAGGGACCATCTTGAGCATGTTGTTACCGAGTGCGCTCGACGCGAGGTTCTTAATCACCAACTCAATCGGTGAATCCTTGAATCGTCCCCACGTTGGCGCAAGACCACACAAGACAGAACGAACTTGAAGATACTCCAAGTCAAAGCCAAAGATGTTCCAACCAGTCACAATGTCAGGATCCGCCTCGATGAGGTACTTTTCAAATCTGTCAAGAAGTGCACGTTCCGTCTCGAAACTCTCACAGTCGGCAGCGTCAGTCTGTTTGAGACAGAGGCACTTGCGCACCATGGGTTCGTCAGATCCAAACGTGCGAGTCGTCATGCCAATCTGAAAAATCACATCCAGTGGGGTGTTTGGATTTGGAAATTCACCCGTTGACGAGTAGCACTCAATGTCAAACGACATGACTCGGAGAGGAGCCACGTCATCTCGGTCAACTGGAGTGATGTTCGTGTAGTCTTCAACCCAAATGTTGACGTTGCACGAAGCCACATAGTCCGGAGCTCCATTCGCCACATGAAACCAACCAGTCGAACGCACACCCGTCACGTGCATGAAGCGCAAGACGGGATCGATGTTCGACTCGTAAATCTTTAGCTGACCAAACACCTTGAGGTCCTCCCAGCGATCGTCTCTCTCCTTCATCTTGTCAATCATCGCCGCACAAATTCGCATCGCTTTGAGAGTCTTGAATGTCAACTTGACGAATCGCTCACGCAGACCGTTACGGAATCCCCAGAGGTCTTTGGCTCTAATTTCTTGAATCTCAGTGAGGTCAAAAAAATGCCGACTCAGAACGTGTTTCAAAACTGGAAACTTGTGAGCAGCTCGAATTTTGATGAAAAAATAGGGTTCGAATGGGGTAGAAACGCATATAGATTTCCCATCTTCACACCGACCGTAAATTCGAACAATGTAACGGTCATCAATGTCCTCACCTTCCCAGGCTACAGCCTGGCTCTGCATCTCCGTACCATTTCATAGATTAATATCTTAAAGTACAGTAAATGAGCAAAGTCTGGTTCATTCACGTGGATACGTCTTCGACCACCTCGAACACTGTCATAAAGAACGGTGGAATCGATTCGTTTGATTGTGCTGTGATTCTCGGCCAGGTTCACCGTAAGATTCGCAGGGTAGCACTCAAGTCGGCTGAGATTCCAATTGGTTTTTACAACATTCGCGCCCCGTACAACACCCTCACCATGAACATTGCTGGAACACCAACGTCATACACCTTCAGTCCAGGTAACTATTCCGCCACTACGTTCTTGAACACACTGAACAACACAATCACCCCTGCAATTGGATCATTTTTCCTGAACACCCTGACCAACAAAATTCAGTACACGTCAGTCGTCGGAGCATCGAGCATCACGGGGACCCCCGGTACCCTTGGGTACTTTATGGGATTCACAACTGATCAACTTGGCGTGATTATTGTCGCAAACAAGTCCTACAGCATTGATTTTGACAATTACATTTGCATCTATATTGAAAATTTGCGCAATTCGTGCATGGAGCCATTTGCCGCCACCTACAAAATCCCAATTACAGTCCAGAAGGGTGGTGTTCAGAACTACCTAGCTGACAGCTATTTCAAGCAGTCTATTGAAATTTTTGATCCAGACTACAAGATTGACCGCCTAAATATTGCAGTCAAGGACCGCTTCGGAAACCCACTGAGCAACAACGGCCTTGATTGGTCTTTCACCATTGAGGTTGAGTCGGATACCTAGTCCACCTTTTCTTTTCTCTCCAATAAGTAATATGAGCCGTACGATCGATGGAACGTTCAGTACGCAGTCAAAGAATACACCCGTACAACAGACCCGTCCCTATGATTTTGGCACGGATGCTATTGAGCGGCAGCGCGTGTCCCTCGGTCAGTCTCTCATTGACGCCGATTTCGAGTACGGTATTCAGCCAACCAAGTGGCAAACTCATCAGGAGATTCGCAAGACGCCCAGCTTCTACGAGATTCCCGGTACCGAGTTTGTGGTTACAGATGTCGTGTCCGATGGCTATGCTGTATCTAACATTTACGTAGGGACTACTTCGTCTCAGCCTCCAGTCGGGACGGTCATCACCGTGAACGGTCTGAGCAACTTTCAGCGCACAGCTGATCGCGCAGAGGGGTATTTCCTCGTAACTGCTAATTACAGCACTCCCGGTTCGTTCATCTCCCTCCCATCCAACACTTTTACATATTTTTCAAAGGGGCAGATTAACACGGGTCAGCTGATCACCCCATCCACCACAATTCGCAGAGGAAGCGTGTTTAACGGTGGCAACTGTAGAATCACTGTCACATCCATCACACAAAACTCCAATTTGGTTCAGGTGTACACGTCCAACACGCACGGCATGCTCCCAGGAACACCAATCACCGCAAACAATTGGACCGGGTCCGGAGTCACTGGCGTAAATGGAAGCTTTTTTATTGAATCGGTTCCAAGTTCCAATTCGTTCATTTTCAGCTCTCTTGTCGCGGCGGTCGGTGGTACCAGTCCAACTGGCGGGTCCATCTTTGTTCAGCCGTACTCGACAGTGACTCATAGGCCATTTGACGGTGGCGTGCTCTTGACGCCGCTCGTGGCGGCCCACGGTGCTATGGTTTGTCGTCAATCGAAAAAGGTGTTTCGGTATCAGTCTGGCAAGGGTTTGTTGTGGTCTTCTGGTACCATTTTCTGCCCAAATAACGACATTTCACGCGTCATCTCAGATTCCACAGCTATTGGGAGTAACATCGTGGTTCAAGTTGATGTGTTTCACGGTGCACAGATAGGTTCAACGGTTCAGCTTCGTGGCGTGAAAGACGCCGGATTTAACGGAACGTACACTGTTTCGAATATCAATGATTCTAAATCGATCAACGTGGTGGCAACGACGACGCTTGGAAGTACAATTCCCGCATTTCTCAACCAGCCACGTTTCATCATTTCTGGCTGGCACGGGGCAAGTGCCCGTGCGGGGTGCTTCGACGATCAGAATGGCCTCTTTTGGGAGTGGGACGGTCAGAATCTGTGGGCAGTGAAGCGGTCGAGCACGTTCCAACTGGCTGGCACGGTTATCACTTCCGTGGGAGGTCAGGTGCTCGTTGGCAACACATATACAGATTCAACTACTTCGACAGTTACCATTTCTACGCAGGGCATCACTTTCCCAACGACCGTCAACGTCGGTGACGTGAGTGCACAAGTGACACTGACGTCGACAGCTGGTCTCATCAAGGGAATGCACATCGTGTCCGGGTTTTACGCTGGTTACATCGACACCAGTTACATCATTTCAGTCGATTCAGTGACCCAGATTACAATTGGGTTTCAACCGATATCTGTCTCAATTCCATTCGGAAGCCAAACGCCAGCAACCGGGACACTTATTTACCAACTCCCAACGACTCGTTTCCAGGATCAGCTCAAGGTGAATGACAAGTTTGTTCTACGTGGAATGACTCATACGGTGACGGCCATCTTGTCACAGGGTGTCTTGAACTTTAATCCACCATACCGCGGAACTACCGCGCCATCCGTACCTACCAAAGCGTCACGAGTGATTGAAACTCGAGTTAACCAGGCAAATTTCAACAGGGATACGCTCGACGGCCTCGGTGCGTCCGGCTACAAGGTGGACATTACAAAGATGCAAATGATTGGCCTCCAGTATACCTGGTACGGAGCGGGTTTCGTCGATTTCATGATGCGTGGCTCGGACGGTAACTGGGTGTACGCTCATCGTTTCCGTAACAACAACGTGAATGACGAGGCGTACATGCGTTCAGGAAATTTGCCCGTTCGTTACGAGCTCATCAACGAGATGAGTGCCGCCGTGTCTACACTCAACGGTCAGATTACCACAGCCACGTCTAATATCCTCCTGAACGACGACACAACATACTGGCCTCCTTATGGAACGGTGCTGATTGATTCGGAGCTCATGTCATATGCGAGCAAGGGGGCATTCGCACTGAACGGCATAACTCGATCAGTTCCATTTAGCTACACTGTGAACGATCAGCTACGCAAATTCACGGGATCTGCCGCAACAAGTCACGCACCCAACTCGACAGTTCTTCTGACGAGCATGACATGCACCCCCAGTTTGACCCACTGGGGTTCCGCATTCCTCATGGACGGTTCTTACGATCAGGACCGTGGATATTACTTCAGTTATTCAAACACCTACACATCAAACATCACAACCACACAAGAACCCTTGCCACTCTTCCTTCTGCGCCTCGCACCAGCGGTCAGCAACGGTATCATTGGTGATATCGGTGATCGCGACCTGCTGAATCGCGCTCAGCTGCTTCTGCAAAAGCTGGAGGTGGCTGCAAACAAGACCGTCAACGTGACGGGTGTCATCAATCCTTCTGGTTTTTCGAGCATTACATGGCAGGCTGTAAATTCGGCAGCCACGGGTGGTCAGCCCAGTTTCTGTCAAGTCAGCAACAATTTCACATACTCGGGAGCATTTACTGGTGGTGAGCGCATTCTTTCAACAATTTCAGGTGCAAATTCAACAAATTTTATCGATCTGTCATCGCTCAAGGAGTTGACCGGTGGCGTCATTGGTGGACCCAACTTTTTCCCAGATGGACCTGACACTATCGCCATCTACGTGAAAAACGCAGACTCGTCAAACGTGACACAGGCAATTGTCAACCTTTTCTGGGCAGAGGCACAGGCGTAAATTACTACCAGTCCGAGGGACTGTTCTTAGCGAAGCAGCTTCGCTGGTCAGAGAACCTTCGGTTCTACTGGATAAAGCTGTGAACCCTTAATTAAAAATGCAATTAAAACACCGGGGGCGATGCCACTATTGTCGCGCCCCCCTTGACCCACATGTCGTCGTCTCGTCTACATACGAATATATACAAGTGCTTGCATGGTTAGCACTGACACATGTAGACGTGACTGCAAATGACACGTGGTTTAAAATTTTGAGTGTGAATAGAACTGTTCGCCTCTGCGGGGACTGCTTTAAAAAACCAACGATTTCGTTGAAGGATATCCTCAAGAGAGAGACGAGTGGTCTCAAAATCAAGGGTCCTGCAAGGAAAACTTGGAATGCGTGTGAAATTTGGGAATGGTACAATGGAATCCGAACGTGCCCTCAGTCATTTTTTGACATTGAAAACCCGTTCATCTCGAGTAATGGATTCATGATCAAATACCTAGATCCCAGTGGAGCCGAAACCAGCTGAGCCACGCGCAGTGTTAATCTCAGTAAACTCAGTTGGAACCTCATTCACGTGGACAACGGTGAAGTTCTCCAGAATCAGCTGCGCGATGCGGTAGCCCGGACGAATGATGAACGGTTGACGCTCATCCGTGTTGTGAATCACCACCTTCACCTCTCCAGTGTAATCGGGATCAACAACACCGGCCAGGATATTCAGCCCGTGCTTCACGGCCAGTCCAGAGCGAGGTGCAATGCGACCGTAGGTTCCGGATGGGAGCTGCATAGTAATCCCGGTTGAGACAACAACTCGGTGGCCTGGGAGGATAACATAACTGTCAGAGGAGTACAAATCATACCCAGCTGCGCCATCCGTGGCGCGCGCAGGCAGAATTGCATGAGGAACCAGCTTGCTGACGTTGAGGGCCATTGTACCATATCATAAACTTATTTCTTTAATAATAGTACAATGTCTCTCAAACAACTCGTAAAGACTGGATTTGGCCTTGGTCTCGGTATTGCCGCAGCCCAGATGCTCTACCTGGCAGTTGGTCTTTTACTGCTTCTGTGGGGTGTGTCCCTCTTGAAAAAGGCGCGCCGCGGTCAGGGGAGCATGACCACCGCGTATTTCGTTCTTGCATTGGGTGTCATCTTCGGTCTCGGTCTCGGTGCCGGATTTCTGTTGGATAACGCGATGAACAACTTTTAGATAAAAAGGTGAACATATTTATCAGTAAGATGGCAATCAAGTCACTTCTGCTAGACATTGATGGAGTTATCGTACGCGACAAGCTCCTCGTGCATCATCTCAAGCAGAATTGTGTTGAATATGTTCGGGCCAAGCTGCCCGAATGCAAAGATCCCGTCCTGACCAACAAACACCTGTACTTGGCACATGGACACACGGCACGGGGGCTTCAAACCGCATTCAATATTGACACGAGCGATTTCAACCAGAGGGTGTACGACAAGCGTCTTCTCGATCACCTCGCGGAGACTATTTACTCTGATGATTTTCGGGAGGAGGCGAAGCAGATTCACGAACTTACACAAAAGGGCTGGAACGTGACGCTCTTTACGAATTCACCGATCGAGTGGGCCGGTCCAGTTGCGCTCGCAATCGGTGATGAAGTGTACATCAAGTGCGCCGGTCCGGATGCATCCAAGACGTATCTCAAGCCCGAGGCGAATTTTTACATGGGGTTTTCCAAAGTCCAGACGCACATTTACGTGGACGACTCTCTCAAGAACCTCGCAACGGCGCGCTTCATGCCAAACTGGCACCCAGTCTATTTCAACGAGGATGAAAAGGAGCAGCGTCTCTGGTGCCCACAAGTTGGAAGCATTTGGGAACTCTCACTGATGATCAATTCAATCGATGAAATAATCTCCAAGTAAAGATTTCAGTACCTATGTGAGTAAGATGGCAGTTGTCATCACGTCTGACGGTTTGACTTTTAATTTAGATTCTAAATTGACAAAAGATTGTAAAGTATTTTCCATGATCATTGAAGATTGTGACGGTGACATTCCACTTTCGAATGTAAGTTCAGACATGATGAAGCGAATCGTATTCTTCAACACGTCTGGATATTTGGAACATCACGACGACCTCATCAACCTGATGCTCGCGTGCGACTTTTTAAACTATGACGAACTTCTCGACTACGCGGCGAGAATTGTTGCAGACAGTCTGAAGGGCAAGTCGGCAAATGAGATTCGGAAATTCTTACATATTTAGACTCTCGAGCTTGTGACTGCGCTTGAGATATTTGAATCGCTTCGTCATCTTCTCCACCTTGTCCGCTGACATCTCCATGTCCAACTCGAGCTTTATGGGCTGCATTTGCATTATCAGCTCATCCATACGGTACTTGGGATTCTTCATCGAGGGCTTGTACGCCATGAAGTTTTGCTTGCAACGATTGTAATTATCCTTCTCCTGCTTGAGACGTGGCTCCAGACTTTTAATTTCATCCTCAACCTTTGCAAGTGACGTCTTGCTGAGTTCCGCCTTGTGCTCGTCAGAAAGGCGCTCGTAGGCACGTGTAGCATCGCCAATATTCTCATGACACGCTTCGTGAAGGGCAGCAGCCGTCCCGGGACACTCGTCACGAATCATGTCAAGCTCAGAGTGAAGGGTACGCTCAAAGTATTCAAGAACATACTCGCACCCGGATGGTTTAGCTGGCATGTCAGATTTGCGCGCACGCCACTTGCACCCATCAGCGCAATAGAGAACATTGTTGTCGTCAAGTCCAAAACATACACCCCAAC